GGACAGGCGCGATCTTTTGGCAAGAAACTACCGTTGAGCCCTGGACAATTTGTCGGGTACTACTGTGGTGCTAAGAGAAAGTGCTATGAAAGAGCTGCAGAAAGCTTGTTGGCTGAGCCGCTGGGAATTAAAGATTGCCGCGTCAAACTGTTTACAAAAGACGAGTATCGTAAACCGGGAGGCGCACCACGAGCAATCCAGCCTCGGTCACCGCGTTACAATGTCCAGTTGGGACGACATATAAAACATGTCGAGCATAGTGTTTTCGAAGCAATTGACAACGTGTTTGCTGATGCTTCTGGATACTCCAGGAAAACAATCGCAAAGGGAATGAATATGCTGGAAAGAGGTGAGAACATCGAAGAGATGTGGGAGAGTTTTGAGAACCCAGTCGCAGTTGGACTGGACGCGAGCAGATTTGATCAACATATCAATCGGCTGTTGCTTGAGAGAGAGCATGACATCATTGAGATGTTTTGCCATGGTGAAGCACGGCCTGGGCTGGAAAGCTTGCGGACTCTCCTACGTCAACAGTTGCGTAACTGTGGTCGTTACTACGGAAAAGGCGGAACAATTAAGTACAAGACAGATGGTTGCAGAATGAGTGGTGATATGAACACCAGTCTTGGAAACGTGATTGTGATGACCATGTTGTTTTACACCTACCTTTGTGAGAAATCACTGATTAACAAAGTACTCCTGCTGAACGATGGAGACGATTGTGTGGTCGTCATGGACGAGCGCGATCTGTTCAACTTTAGAGGAGGGCTAGAGACCTGGTTTCTTGAGTTTGGNTTGACCATGAAAGAAGAAGGATTGTTTCACACTCTGGAAGAGATTGAGTTTTGTCAGTCTCATCCAGTGCAGATAGGGGGCAGGTGCCAACTCGTTCCAAATCCAAATAAACGGATTTTTAGCGATTTGGTTACCACGAAACCCGTGGATTCGAAGAAAGTGTATGACAAAATGTTGGGAGCGATTGCTGGCTGTGGCTTGGCGAGTAGCCACGGAGTTCCCATCTTCCAAGAGTACTATTCATGGCTCGCTCGAGAGAGACAAGTCTGGCAACCCAGGGAAGGTAATTATTATTACCGCTACCGTGACACCCTCACCCAGGGAATAAACCAAAGATCAGAAGTGACTGACGAGGCGAGAGTCTCGTTCTACTTCGCGTACGGTTTGACACCTGATGAGCAAGTCCTGATCGAAGAACATTTCCGTCAGGAGGTACCCCTCAGACACTCGAAGCCAATAAATGTTGATCCAAGATTAGAGCGCTACCCTCCAGCGCTTAAACTGTTAAATCCAGTCCAGAAGCCTTATTGTTAGGAAGAGGTGGCACGCCCTAGTGGAATGTGTTGCCCCCGGCAGGAGTGCAACGCCTCCCCCTGATTACGGAGCCGACAGTCGCGAATGCGTCCTTAGGACTGAGCGCTACGCTTGGGGAGGGAGATGGGAGAGCTATTTAGCTCAGGTTACTATTCCACGTGCCCGTTAGGTCAGAGATGACCCAGTAGGTTTGAAATAGAGGGCGATCGACCCCTCGGATTGAGCAGTCCTTGGGGTTCAAATCCACCGCTTACTAATAACAACAACAAAAACACAAACATACGTCCTGCGTCGTCTACGCAGCAAACAAGAAACAAGAGACCACAAATTCAGAGCAAGAAGAATGGTCTGACAATTACGCATCGCGAGTACATCAATTCAATCGAACTCGCGAACGCACAACTCGAGCTTGACGTGTCGGGTGGCAGTTATCTTTCACGACAGCCACGCCGGTACAGCATCAATCCTGGGGATGGTAACACATTCCCATGGTTGGCAGGTATTGCCGATAGATTTGAGAAGTATGAGTTTTCAATGCTGAAATTCTCTTACAAACCTTCAGTTGCAGTCACAACTCGTGGAGGATTAGCCATGACAGCGGTCTATGACCCGGCTGATCCTTTGCCAACAAACAGATCCCAACTGTACAACGCTGAAACAGGTGTTCGTGCGGCTGTGTATGATCCCATTGACATGCCCCTGAAGCAAACTCGTCTGAATGGCAAACGGCACGTTCGTAGCACACATCATGGTTTGGTCGATGCGATTGAGCTCAGAACAACAGATCCAGGGTACGTCCTTGTCACCGTCGTCAATGCGTCGGAGGATGTGCAATTTGGTGACCTCTTCGTGGAGTACACGGTCACGCTCATGGGCCCGAAGATCGGCGGATCGACGGCAAAAGCGAGCCGCCTGCGTTGGGATGTTGCAGCTACTCACGGGGCTGCTGAGCCTTTTGGTTTCACTGATCTCAATACTCTTGCTGTAGTACCATACGACTACAGCACACACCATGATCCCCAGTCGACCCTTAAAACGGTCGTCCAACACGTTGGCGAAAGCGGCTATGAGATCAACTCAACCGCCTACAATCCAACCCGAGTTGTATTTGAAGAACCATTCACCGGGA